CACCACGAAAATCTAGGCATGGGCGGGACAGCTTTAAAGGCTCCTGATTCCCACTGCATTGCTTTATGCGTTGAGGATCACCACCCAGAGGTACACAGGGGGGATAAAACCTTTTACGCAAAATATGGGATAGATGTGGAGGCGGTGATAATAAGAAACATAACTGGCTTTATAGAGCTCAAAGACTTAGACATCCCTGATTATAGCCATTGCGGTACAAAGAGGGAGGCCATTAAGCTTTTAACCGAATACTTACATGAGAAAGGAATATAAAATGGAGTTCGACAACTACGGCAGGCCGATAATGAGCCACATACCATATGAAAACGGAGGAGGCACAGGGGGCACCAAGATGATGCCAGTAAAAAAAATAGAATGGGTATACTCTTGGGTGAGGCATTGCTGTATAAAAAAAGAAAAAACGTTAATGGTCCCAGTTATAGAAAGACCAGAGGACCCCATTGACGAGGTAATACAAATCACTGAAGGGGCATGGGAGAAAAACGACTTGTGTATCAGTGGAGATAAGCTTGACAATGGCAACGATAATGATTTAAAATAACTCAATTTAATAAATATAGGGAGAGACAACCACATGGAAAAAGGCGCAGGAAATGAAATAGACAATCCTCCAGAGAAGGCAACCAAGAAGCGTGGCCCCAAGACAAAGAAAAGAGACCTTGAAAAAGAGATAGACAACCTCACAGCCTGTCTTGCAAAAATGGCGCACTTTAGCGGGAATCAGAGGATATTGGACGAATTCGGACTTGAAAGATGGGAGCCAGGGAAAAAGGACATGACTAGGTGGGCATCATAAAATGACTATGCACAGCACCAGACCAGTGGTTTTAAGATCTGTGGCACTTAGGCCGGTGGCACTCACTGAGGTGTCACTTAATCCTATATCTGTAGACGTAGGACCACAAGCCCTTGATAATTTTGATTTTAGTGCCATGACTGTGGGTGCAGAGCTTATAACTGATCCAGGGTTTGACACTGGCACAGGGTGGGCTCTTCAAGCGGACTGGGTTATATCTGGAGGGCTGGCCACTTTCACATGGAATGGCGCAAATAGAAATATCTCAACCAACGATGACCCCTTAACAGCGTATCAGTCTTTGGTCTTTGGCATTGATGTAGATAGCAACACTTTTGATGGTGCAGTCGATCTCAGAAACACAGTAATAGGAGCCAACCAGAGGATTGATAATAGTGGTCTAGGCCTGACAAATTATTATCACGTTAATTGGGGTACTGCACCCCTTAATATATCAATACGAGCAAGATCTGGGACAACTGGGTCTTTCTCCATGGCAAGCGTATCTGTAAAGCCAATTGACCTTGATGATTGGACAGAGATAGGTACCAGGACAGCAACAGAGTACATAGTATACAATGCTGAAGACTTTACCGCACAGATAGTATCAGGTGGGGCACAGATAGGTATAGATATTGCTATAACTGATTTCATAGCTGGCCAGTATGTGTATATGATTGATGTAGCCAATGATAATTCAGGATCTCTTAAAATATCAACATCAGGTGACGGAGATTTGGCAACGATAAACGATGCAGGTGTACACGATGGAGTAATATCAATCACAGACAGCACCATCCAGCTTGAGGCAAACGGGGCATGTGATTTAACGGTAAACAGCTTTAAACTATTCCCAGTGGTATAGGAGACAACCATGGCAGACAATCAAAGAGTCACAGCAGCAATAACAGCGCAGGACAGCTTCACCGATGAAATATATGTGGCAAGCGGTAGAGATGCAACGATTACAATAGAGGGGACATTTACGGCAACAGTTACGGTTCAGTATAAGCTTTTCCAGGGTAGCGATTGGATAGACCTGGAGACCAAGACCGCTGAAGGTAGATGGGATTTTGCTGGAGGTGCTGATTACTGGAGAGCAGGAGTCAAAACAGGCGATTATACCACAGGCACAGTTAACATCACAATGAACGGTAGAGGATCAGATTAAAGAGAGGTGATACCATGGCTGGAGGGAGACAGTCTAAACTTACCACAAAACAACAAGCCTTCGTAGATCACTATCAAGGCAATGCCACTGAGGCAGCTATAAAAGCAGGGTATAGTAAAAACACTGCCAAGGAAATAGGCTGTGAAAACCTCACAAAACCTAATATTATAGCTGCAATACAAGCCAGACAAGAGAAACCACGCACACAAGTCATAGCAACAAGAGAAGAAAGACAAGCCTTTTGGACCAGAGTTCTGTTAGGGAAAGAAGTGGAAGACGGAGAACTCCCAAAGATGAGCGACCGCCTGAAAGCCTCTGAACTCCTTGGAAGGTCTGAAGCTGACTTTACGGATAAGGTTGAGGGAGACTTAAACCTGAAGGTAATTAGAAAGGTATATGATGAGAAAGAGGAGGAAGAATCATAGACCTAGAAATGCCACATAACTGGGACTGCATGGACCACCAAAGGCCTATCTGGAACTATTTTGACAATGGTGGCAAGCGTGGTGTAGCTGTATGGCATAGAAGAGCAGGAAAGGACTCTTTTGCGATTAATTACACAGCATCAGAGGCCATTGAAACGGTGGGGGTATACTGGCATATGCTCCCCACCCAAAAACAAGCCAGAAAAGTAATATGGGACGGGATAGACCGCAATGGTCGAAGAGTTAAAGACCAGGCTTTCCCAAAAGAAATAGTGAAGTCAAGTAGAGCACAGGAGATGCAATTTGAATTGGTCAACGGTAGTATATGGCAGTTGTGTGGCTCTGATAATTATGATTCTCTGGTGGGCGCAAACCCCAGAGGGGTGGTATTTTCTGAATGGTCCCTTTGTGACCCTAAAGCTTGGGACTTTGTACGGCCTATCCTAGCTGAAAATGGTGGGTGGGCTCTTTTCATTTATACCGCCAGGGGTAAGAATCACGGCTACAAGATGTCAGAAATGGCCCGTAAGAATCCATCATGGTTTTATAGCCATTTAACTGTAGATGACACACATAGGCCAGATGGGACACCCATAATAACGCAGGAGGCCATACAGGAAGATCGTTCTGCAGGTATGTCTGAGGACATGATACAGCAGGAGTATTACTGTTCTTTTGATGTTGCCATTCCAGGGGCCTACTTCGCCAAGGAGATTGCAGCAGCTAGAGCCGACAACAGGATTAGATTTGTACCAATAGAGCCTCATATAGATGTCCATACTTTTTGGGATTTAGGCATATCAAAGGGTAATGCCATGGTTATTTGGTTTGTCCAAGCTATAGGACAGGAGATCCGTGTTGTCAATCATTATTCAGCAGAGAACCAGCCTATGAGCCATTATATTGGGGTTGTTAACGACTTTAAGAGGGATCACGGCATAAACTACGGCACACACCATGCACCACACGATATCAATGTAAGGTCCTTGATGTCAGGCAAGAAGAGGATAGACACGGCAAGGGAGATGGGTATAGTATTTAGGGTAGTGGACAGGACCACTGACCTGAATGACAGCATAGAAGCAACTAGGAGGCTATTTGCAAGGTGCTGGTTTGATGAGACAAGATGCGAGCAAGGTATCAGTGCATTGGCAAGCTATCACAGGACATATGATGAGAAGAATCAGTGTTACAAGGATGAGCCCGTGCATGATTGGTCCTCTAATGATGCAGACGCATTCAGGCAAATGGCCCAGGCATGGAATGATAGATTGGCATTAACCAAGAGATCCACACCAGCACAGGCACCAGTTGCTCCAGTGGAATTCAACGTGTTTGATTAAGGAGAGAGAATGGCAAACAATAGATTATTTATATATGATGCAGATTCAGCGACTGCGATATGCATAGCAAAGGGACACCCCGAAGGGTGGGGCGGTATTTACGGGTGTCCAAACAGTTCCCATGAGTTTTTTGATAATATAGTTGATGAATACCCAGACAGTATTAAATCAACAAGGCTCCAGCTTATGACAGAGTCAGAATTAGACGAGAATGTTCATATAATATGGGAAAGGCAGCACCCCGCAAAGGTCAAAATAGAGCCTAATTCTGATCTTGTGAGCCTTCAAAGGGAGCTTGAAAAGGTTAGAGAGCTCAACAGGGAGAATGTGGGCAAGGTTCAGGCAAGAGACAGGATGATATCTGACAAGGATTCTCTCATACAAATGTTAGAAGCAGAGATATCGCAGCTTAAAAACAATACTATCACGTCTGCATGTTACACCGAGCTATTTGAACAAAAAGTCAAACTTGAGTCTATGTTATCAAAGCTTGTTGACATTCTTCACACCAAGGAGAAGGGTTATTGATTAATGGAGCAGAGCCAAAAAACCAAGGTTGATTGTTATGTGGTATTCACCAAATCAACCTACAAGCATTGGGTGATGACATTTTTTAATAAGCAGATAAGTCACTGTTATGTTATGATGAAAAGCACAGGGGGCCATTTTTGGCACATAATAAACCCCACAGTATCACATTTAAGCGTACAGACTGAGTTTGTTGAGGATTACCCACACCCCAGGCAGTATGCAGGGGTAAATGCAGTTATAGTACCCGTAAGGGCGTATGTGTCGAATAAACCAAGATGGGGGCTTTGTTTTTTTACCTGTGTAGAGGTAGTCAAGAGCGTATTGGGGATTAAAGATTTCTGGATAATGACACCATGGCAGTTATATAAATACCTAATGAAGGGGAATAGCAATGGCAATGGAAATGGTTAAAAAGGACATGGAAAAGAACGGGTATCTAGGCAAGGATAAGATGAAGGATAACCGAGAAGCAAGCGCAAAAAAGAAGGAGGTCAATGTGGCCTCCATGCTTAAAACCTCTAAGGGGAGAGGAAAAGGAGTAGTATAATTATGGGCGGTGTATCAACTCCATTGGATGAGAAGCTAGGGACAGTTGTAGGCAGACAAAGGAAGACCGAAAAAGCCATATCCCACCAAGAGAAGGTGGCAGCAGGGGAACGGCAGAAACAAGCCGAGGCAATAGCAGCCCAAGAGGCTCAGGAGAAACAGAGGCTTGCAGAGTCTACAAGCGAAGTAGAGGAGAGGCGGGCCAGGGCAAAACGTGCTGGAGGCAGGTCTCTCTTGGTTAAGACTAGCCAAAGAGGAGTTCCGAACTTAGGGGGTGTATGATGGGTAACAAGATTCCGGCTGGTCTGGGTGATGTAAAAGCCCTAAAGAAGAGATCAAGCAAGGCCCAAGATAATTGGGAGCTTTGGAGGTCACTGCATCAAGAGGCGTTTGACTTTGCAGCACCACAAAGAGAAACCTTTAGGTTCTGGAGCCCAGGGCAGAGAAAGAATAGGCATATCTTTGACAGTACGGCTGTAGATGGGCTGGTGACTTTTGCAAACAGGATACAGGGTTCTGTTATACCTTCCTGGATGGAGTGGATGAAGCTTGAATCAGGCAGCGAGATACCCAAGGAAGAGAAGGACAGAACCGACAAACTATTAGAAAAGACGACCACTACCTTTTTTTCTAACCTGAATCACTCTAATTTTAGCACAGAGATCACCCCAGGGCTTTCAGATCTAGGTGTAGGGACGGGTGCAATACTGGTCGAAGAGGGAGAGTTTGGGAAAGGATCCACTCTTAAGTTTACCAATGTTCCCCTGGCAGAGCTACACCCTGAACAGCCAGCAAGTGGACCCATCAAGAATGTGTGGAGAAAAAGAGAGGTGCAGGCCAGCCATATCAAGGAGGCATGGCCAGAGGCAGTCATACCACAAGGGCTTGAAGAGAAGATCAAAAAGAACCCACTTTGCAAGATTAAGATCACCCATGGTATGTTGTACAATCCAAAGGATGAATTATACTGGCAAATAGTGCTTTATAAGAATGACTGTATATTCACGCAGAGCTTCAAATCAAGAAGGCTAATAGTCTTCAGGTGGCATGTAACCCCAGGTGAGGTCTTTGGCCGTGGTCCTATCATGACCAAGTTGCCAGACATCAGGACAGCCAACAAGGTTAAGCAGTTTATCTTAGAGAACTCAGCCATTCAAATGGCGGGCGTATACACTGGAGTGGATGACGGTGTGTTTAATCCTCATACTGTCAGGATTGCACCAGGTACGATTATACCAGTAACCAGTAATAACAGTGCGAATCCTACCTTGAGGGCTTTGGATAGGGCTGGTGATATAGGCATAGGAGGCATTAACCTTGAGGATCTACAGAACAGCATCAAAGAGGCCCTATTTGCGAACCCACTAGGAGAGGTAACTGACCCTGTAAAGTCTGCAACAGAGCAGATGTTGAGGATGCAGGATGCCTTAAAACAGAGAGGCGCATCATTCGGCAGGTTAAAGACTGAGCTTGTGGAGCCATTGGTAAGGGCCTGTATGGATATTCTTGGTGATCTTGGAAAGGTGGAGCCGATTTCTGTGGACGGCAAGCAAGTTACCTTAAAGATGACATCCCCATTGTCCAAGTCCGAGGACACAGAGGATTTTCAGAACTTCTCTATCTGGTGGGGCAATATGTCTACACTGCCACCTGAGATAGTGGCAGGGTCTGTCAAGGTGGAGGAGATACCAAAATACACACAGGAAAAATTGGGCGTTCCTGCAGAGCTTATCAGGAGTGAGGAAGAGCGAGCGGCATTTGGTGAGCAGGTTCTACAGGCAGCAACCGCAGGACTAGAGGGAGGGGGAGTTGATGCAACAGCAGGAGGAGTATAATTTCTTTGATGATCTTGATTCTGGGTTTGACCCTAAAGAAGCATTAAGGCAGCAGACCGAGAACGAGAGCAACGCACAAAGGCTTGACTACCTCATACATAAGGTATTTGAGCAGACTCCAGAGGGCAAGGAGTTAATTGAGAC